AAATTGTTCATGCGTGGCAACTTCTTCATCATAGTTTTGTTTATGATAAACTTTGACCAAACGTTGAACGACTTGTTTAGGTAATTTCAAATCATCTGAAACTTTTTTCACTGCTTCTTTAATGAAGTCTTTTTCTCCGTCCATTCGTGTCATAGAATTTGAACACTCTTGTACAGCATCCAACAATTTCTTGCGGTCTGCTTCATTAGAGATTTGATTAATACTAAATTGTTTCACTGCCATAATATACTCCTAAATTATTTCTTTGTTGCTGCCATTGTGATGCAAACCGGATTAGCTCCAGTTTCATATGCACACTTAACAGACAATGGATCAACACCTTTTGTAATAGCGGCTTCGATGTTTTTGGCCATGTTATTACGGTCGTTTAAATTATACATGAATCCTCCAACGATTGTGGTACACAATACGATTGTTATAGAAACACATATGGTGATAAGGTCTTTGTTCATATTAAATAACTCCTTTTGTTCGGTCAATTTTGTCACCTTTGCTTTTGTAGAAAATATGCCTGCCAATTTTAGTCTCCTTCTGTAGTTTTGTCCAATTTGGATTAACATAATCTGCATGATAATATGTCGCACCATTTGTAACATCCTCCATACGATCAAAATTAATGTACAGGTTAGTTGCTAACTCTCTAATGTCATTATACAACTTTGTACTCTTGATTGTCAACCGTTTTGAGGTAAATAAGGAATCACAATACCAAGAAAATTGGCAAGTGTTACCGGTCTTTTGAGTTACTACATCGCAAATATTACTAGCATAGTTGCCGGTCTGTACACGATTTATAGTGACAAACGCAACAGCCATTTGGCCAGTAACGGGTTCATGTGCCGACTCAAAATAGATATTCTCAGCCAGACATGTCACGTGTTTTTGTGCCTCTTTTGATAGAGACTGATAGCTTGCCTTGATTGGCATAATGTTGTGTATATCAACATTGATTGAAGCTACCATTAAAATAATACTTGATAAAAATGCGCTTAGAAGCACAATCCTACTTTGCATTTGGTTCCTTTCTGTGTGTGAGATAGGCCGAAGCCTATCTTTCCCTTACGACTTCTTAGTAACCTTAGCAGGTTCAGAAATGTTAGAAACGAAACCATTTAAAGCTTGCGCCTTATTAATGATTTCTTGTTCTGATGGGAATAGTGAATATTCTGGTTGTGTTGGTAACTGTTGTCCTTGAGTGCGAGCATTCTCGGAAGCTACCTGCCAGTTATTATGTGCAACTTCCCGTTTAGACATATACTCTTGTTCGAGCATGTCTTTAGAAAGTTTTAGAAGTTCGAGACGGATCTCGAATGGTGTCATGTTACTCATATTTTTCTCCTTGTGTGATGAGTGTAGTGTAGTTGGTTATTCTGTTACGAGGAAACCAACTGAAACCCTAGTAAATGCGAACTTGAAAGTTTACTTTTACTAAATACATTATACATCTTGGAGGATAATAATGCAATTCTTTTTATATATATGGCACGATAAATGCCGAAAGATGTTCTATGTTGGTATGCATGAAGGACAAATAACTGATGATTATGTTTCTTCATCACGCTGGTTTAACGGAGAACATCAATATAGACCTAACGATTTCAAACGTAAAATTATCAAAGTCTTTAATGATAGGAAGTCTGCCAGAAAAGAAGAGGCTAGATTTCTTCGTATGATTAAAGAATCTGAGTTTGGTAAAAAATACTACAATCTTAAAAACGGAAGACCTTCTGGCACACCACCTTGGAATAAAGGTAAGAAAAACATATATTCACAAGAAACATTACAAAAAATGTCAGTTGCTAAAATAGGTAAACCATCCAACAATCAATACACCAAAGCAAGTTGATTCTGTTGCTAAGTTCAACTTGCAAAACTCCGATGGTGCTTACGCAGCCATCAAGAAACGTTCATCGTTTGCATTTATTTTGTTTTGCTTCTACGACCGAGTTACCTCAATCCTACGGGTTCTGCTTTCCCGAGTAGCCAATTTTTGTACTTGTTGCCTTGTCGAAACTAGTCAAGCCCATCATAAGAATTTTGGTTTAGATTATCTGGATGTCCGTGATCCCTTAGTCATCTTCATTATCGCACGGCGCAGACCTAAATTCTTATGGTGGACTTGGGGGGATTCGCACCCCCGTCCAAGACACTTTTCAAAAAATCAGTTTACTACCATTCATTCTGTTGTTGGTACTACATTTTCTACAACTTCCATGATAAGCATTTCACGGATAGGTTCTTCAATACCTAGTGTTATCAAAATATCATTTTCTGGATCAATGATAACATCATCAGCTGAAAGTTCAGTTATTTTTTCTGAAACAAACGCAATTAATTCTTGCCCCGTTAAACCATCGGGATTAGAAATGTTAGTATAATTTGTTGTTCTGTATTCCACTTTGATTGTGGAATCTTCGTTTACTTTGATAAATTGAAAATCGTTCATTTTATTTTATTATTAGAAAGTTGTTAATATAGCACCAATAATTGGCGTTTCTCCAATAATTGGTCCGGAAGCAGGCCAACTTGGATATATTGCAGATGAACTAGTGTTTACCACAAATTGTACACTCGAACCATTATACCACCAATGGTCTGCAGTTATAACGTTTGCTGCACCACTTGGTTGTGGCAATGGATTATTATAATCTCCACCACGTTCAACAATCATAACGTGCATTTTACCAGCAGCCACCGTTCTTGAATAGTTGTAACCATCGAAATTAATTTGTCCTTGTCCACCTTCAAACGCCCATTTTCCAGGAATCAAATATGAATAACTCCATGCTCCTCTGTTTCCACCACCACCAGAGAAAGTTATTGAATTACTTGATACTGAATTAACCTGTCCAACAAAAGTTTGTGTTTTAACAGTTATACCAAATCCATTACCAACAGGTGTAGGTTGTGCGCCATCACCAACATAGGTGAATGGACCAAAATCATGTAATAAAGTACCAGAATTTGTAGAAGGTGTTATTGTTGGATAATTACCAATTCCACCAGATGCAATACTAACCATAGTGTAGAACATACTACTCAATGGTAAACCACCATTTGAATATGACCATGAGTTAATAGCAGAAGTTGTATATCTAAAATTGGGATGGTTTCTATTATAATTATCACCAGGATAATAACTTAGTTGACCTGTACCTTCACCATATCTAACTAAATTGGAACGATTGTTCCAGAAATAGTTAGCCAAAGCAACAGCACTAGGTTCTGCCGAGGCACCATAAAAATTACTAATTGATATCGCACCGCTTGAAGGAATAGCAACAGCTGAACCGCTTGGATAACCTACAGTACCAGGATTTACTCGGCCGTTGCCAGCATAATATTCATCTAAACCAATTGGGTTATTACCACCAAATTCAGCTTGAATTTCACTCAAAGATAATGAACCTTGATTGAATAATTTAATAGTCATTTTGTTATATTTTTAAATGTGATGTACTATTTAGTCAAATCAATCCCATAGGGCTTGGTAATACTTTCCAAATAATCTAAAACCATTTTTGTTTCGTTCTTCGTGTGCTCTGTATGCATCCCAATCGCATTTTCGATCACCTAACTCTACCATTCGTTTACACTTTTGTCCATTATATTCATTATCGGAGTCTTGCCATTCAATTTTACTTGTACCAGTCCAATACTTCTCAGACCAATCCTCATTATTCTTGCATTCGAATGCTTGAATCATTTCCTCAAGTACCCAATCCCAACGTTTGAAATGATTGTCATCAATATCATAATCGTTTTCTTTTGGTGGTGCTTCAGTGCTGCGTAGACCAAGTCCTTCCGGTACATCTTCATCATCAACACAAGGAGCACCATGTTTCGTTTTATGTAACTGTTTCAGCATTGGCAAAATAATCAACGCAAGAGTGTGATCCATTGACCATGTATCGTAATTATCAATGCGAATTTTCACTTTGCGTTTTTTGTGACTTTCTACCCAAACGCAAACTTTTTGTAACCACGTATCTTTGCCGTCTGGCCCAGCCATCCACCCACCGATTTCAAAGCGTTTGTCTTTTGGTAACCAGAAAAATAGTTTATCTGCTATCTGATAAGGACCAATCCAGTCTCTATAAGGACCAATATAAATTTTCATCTTTTATCCCAATAATTTTGTATGTATGTATTTAAACCGTTAATATAATTCGATTTGTCTCTAATAAAAATTTGTGGTACTTCTTCTTCGGTTGCAATAGCTACCACAATCTTATTTATAGTTTTACCTGTAATTTCTTCAAACATTAAAGCATATGCGGTACATTGCATAAAATAATTTTGAATTTTGTCTTCACTCTTTTCACGTGTAGAAGATTTGAAATCAATTACAGCTAGTTCATTATCCCATTCAGCAATTAAGTCCACACGACCTGCCATTCTTAATTGGTGACTATATAACGCCTGTTCAAGGCAATATATATTATCAACAAATTCATCCAACTTTGGACGTAATTGTTTGAACATCATTTTATCCAGTGGCATCATTGATGCTACTTTTTTAGGTGACAATTCACCCAATAAATAAGTTTCACATAAACTGTGCAATTTAGTACCACGATTTGACGCACGTGTAGCAATTTTATTTGCTTCTTCAGCACCAACTCTTTGTCGCCATTCCATAATGGCCTTCTTATTATAGTCAGCCAAAACAGTAGTCACTGATGGGTACATTTCACCACTCGGTGTGTTATATCTCCTGCCATCTTCAGTTGTAACAGCCTTTAAGTCAAAATCTAACTCAGGTAATTTTATAAATTTAAATGGCATCAGGCTTTTATTTTCTTTGTAATTTTATCAACGTGCTTCTTAACAATTTGTTCTGTCTGTACTTGCTTAATGGATTTTTTACCATATCTATCACCAACAGTGCTAGTTGGATGCGCTTCTGCAACCTTAGATAAAACTTCTTTGAATCCATCAGGGGTTTTTTGATCTAATGTTCCACCAGAATGTGATACGATTGCCGGAGCAGTCATAACAGTTTGAAGATGTTTATTATCATTCAAATAATCTTCACGAGCTGCAATGCTCATAAAAGAATCAAATTGTTCACCAGTTTCGGTGTTTAAAAAGCTATAAGTTGGCAAAATTAAAATTCCAAATCTTTTTTATATGTTGCAAAAATTTATCTTTGGACATCCGATGTTTCATGTAATTACATTTAGAACAACAAGCTCTAACATTGTAAATCAGATATCCATTATCACTATCAATTCTGTCCAATCCATTGATTGGAACTTTTGTACCAGCCGATTCATGTAGTTTACCCTCACGAAACACTGGTTCAGAACCACAGATGTGGCAATTTTGTTGAACAATCTCAGTCCATTCCTCTAGGGACAATTGCCATTCTATGTTTCTATGATTAGGATTAGCATCACACTTTTGAGCGGTGTAAATCCTTTTCAAGTAAGACTTTTTAGGGTCTAATGTTTTACTATAAACCTTTTTCTTTTTAGGTTCTACAATACGTTGTTCTTGTTGCAAATCCATATAACCCCTATAAAAACTATACGTTACGTATATATTTATAAAAATTAAAGATTGTACCACTCCGGAATATTTCGTTTTTTCCAAGACGCTAAATGAGCCTTGTTCTTTATATAGTAATTTTTGTAGGATGCCAAAGAACTGCCAACAATTTTCACTTCGTCAGGCATTGCAGGTGTCGGTTCGGTAAAACCTACGCCTTTGGGA